GACGGGCCTTAAACCTTACATTACCTGTATCGAAGTCACCTTCCATCTTTGTGGACATCGGCATACGTTCAAAGTGGATGAAGCCTCGAGGGGCATCAGTCCGCATGAACCATGCATCGGTATCCGTCAAATAATGGTTAACGGCATAACCCTGCGGAAGCATTCCCATGTTCCGTACAGCGTTTATATCGTTATCGGCAGTACCTGGACGAAGAGTGGATTCTAGAAGACGATCCGCAACAAACTGAAGTGCTGCTGGAATAATCAACTTTTGTCCACGAACAGAAACTTTAAGTCCCCGTTCATCCACATAACCCGCAACGTCGATAAGCCCATTCTCGAGACTTGTCTCGTTCAGGTCGGCAGCGGTGCTTGGCTCATTGGCCCATGTGTTGCCGTTCACCAAGACATGAGCCGTGGAGCAAAGCTCCAGCCCATCACCACCTACAAAGTTACTATCGAAAGCATTATTCAAAGTAGCAGCACCCTTTACCTGTTTGGTATTGGACATGCTACGTGCCAACGCTTTCGTATAGCGGGAAGCTAGACGATCATAGAGGTTATCCTCAATTGCCTCTTCCGTGATAGAGAAGGCAAGTGCGATAGTCTCCATGGTATACCTGGCGGTATACGCTTCCTGTGCATCATCAAATGAAACAGCAGTTCCTTCCGTTTTTACCGGGGCGGACCCAAAACCGGAAAGCATGACCTCCTCCTCAAATGCACGTTCTGAGGATTCCGTGTCATAAATCTCTGATGCTTCGTTATCGTACCTGGCATACTCAAGTCCAAAAAGGGCGTTGAGGCCGGGCTCTAGCTCTTTCGCTAGTTGAGCTCTTGAAATAGCCATCTCTCAACTCCTCTAAATGCCAGTAACGGAAATGGTTGTACCCGCGTTAGCGGAACCATTTGGCGCGTTAAAGTGATTGTTTAAACGAACAATCACACCAACCCCAGCCGCCGTGAAATCCAGATTTTCTGGATTGTCTTCCCATCCCATAATCCTGAGATGGAAGTCGGGGCCTGTGGTCGCTGCAGTACTTATATCTACTTGAGCACCAGAAACACCAGTAGCGGTTGTTCCGCTTGTCGCTGTCGCAAACTGTGCGTTCTTGAATCTATCAGCGATAGCGGTTGCTTTACTGGTCCACGTGGCATCAGTAGTTATAACAAACAACTGGTTCGGGTCATCAGCAACATACGCTTTAATAGGATGATTGCTATCTGCACCAGAACCAGGCCAAAGGTTACTAAACGTAGGCTTTAACGTGGTACTCGCCACATATTCACAACCCATGAAAACACCAAGCAGACTAACGGTTCCACCGGCAGCGGCCCCAACTATGTCGATATATCCCGTGGAAAGCGGGATAACGGGGCTACCGTGATAGATAGCGTTAGTATTGCCATTGGCAATTTCATACATTGGATAATTGGCAGCACCAGTAGAGTTAGCGGCCTGTCCCAACATCTGTAAGGGACGTAGACCAAATGCTCCTGCACTGTTGGCCATATTATTTTACTCCTGGTCCCCTTCTTTGGGACCTCCAAAAGTTACACGGGATTGCCGATCAGGTTTACTAATCGGCATTGCCGGATGTTGTTCACGGGCTAAATCGTTATCAACAGCCGTCATTTGTTGGCGGGTCATTCCCCGGAAATAATCATTGCGTTCCTCGACGATCTCCAACGGGATCCTTGCTAACAATAAGCCACCCACTCCAATGATTCCGGCATGTTGCCCATCCTGAATCGTAGGAATATCAAAGTCCGGGTATTCTTCACCGCGTACCAGTTCCCAGCCCTCACGGATTCTGGCTGATACGTTTTTACGGTCATCAAACCCCGCAACTTCGGTTCGTATCCACCTGTGGGTATAACCTTCAGGTGGAGGTGGCGCATCCAGTATGGATGGTGGCTTCCAAGGTTCCCTGCGTGTCTCCTTGACACGGGTTTCATTGGCTCGAGGCGTCCGTGTAGACTTTTGGCGAGTCGTGCTCTCAGTATTACTCATGATCAATCCCTCACATATTTTGCGTATTCTTCAAGCGGCACATTGAGCCTCTTAGCAATCGCAACCTGTGAAGGCGTTAACCGCACAGTTTTCCGTCCACTTCTATTGCGGGATTTTGAAGCCTCGGCTGACGCAACCTTGCGGCTTCCCCCGTTTAATTTCGACTTCGCATCAAATTTATGAGGAAATTCAGTCCTCATGCGATTGTCAAGCTCAGTATAGTACTCATCAGATTGCGGGTCAAACCCCTCATCCTCTATTAACCGTCTATGCACCCCAAAAGCGGCATATGTCATTATTTCATCGTTCCCAAACCAATCATTCTTTTGTGCCCAAGATTGAGCTTTAGGATCGGGAGGCGCTGCGGGTTGTTGCTGTTGAGGAGGAGGAGGTGCCGCTGCGGGAGTTTCCCTTTGAGCTTTTGCTAACTTGCCTTTTTCCAAAGCCAAATTGGACAAAGCTTCCTGGGCTTCCACAATCTTGTCAACATCGCCACTCTCATGGGCTTCCTTGAGAAGTCTCTTTGCGGAATCGAGTTGAGAAGTAACCCGGCCCCCAAACTCTTCCTGATATCCCTTATCCAGAGTATCAAGGCGTTGTTTCAAAGATTCGTTTTCTTTGCGTACATTCTCCGCGAACTGAACGGCAGATTGTTTCTGGCGCTCTTCCTCGCGGAAACGCTTGGTCAACTGATCAATGCGGGTCTTTACCCCGGCACTGTATTCTTCGAGTTCCTCCTCCTGTTCAGGGGAATCCGATTTTACTTCTACTTCTTCGGAAGAGTCCTTTTTCTCTTCAGTCTCTTCCTCAACATTTACATCAACCGAAGACTCATCGGAGTCTCCAACCTCAATCTTTTGTTCTTCTGGCATGTCATGGTTTCCATGGTTCCCTTCTCCTTTCTAGACATGTTTAATATCATCAGGTTCAAGAATCGTCGCAATGACCTCGTCGTCATTGATGATACGGACTTCGCCGCCGTCTATCTTGAAACGAGCGCCGGCGTAACGGCCAATACAAACCCATTGGCCCTCTTCGCACCATGGCGTCTGGGACTCTCCAAATTTACCAGAGTCCTTGTAAGCCAATGGTCCGATCTTCAAAACGTAAGCAACCACTGTCGCTAACGCTTCACGATCTCTCGTAGCATCAGGGATATGAATACCACCATCCGTGGTGGCTTTCCCCATGTACGGCATAACAAGAAGGCGCCATCCCGTAGGCTGTGGGAGGCGCTCATTCAATGTTACTTCCAAACGTCCAGGGTCCAGAACCCTGTCCGCTTCCTTTATATATGCAGCAGATACTGCGTCACTTTGGTTCTTTAATCTCTCATCCATACTTTTAGTGACGTGGTCAGGTACAAATAGAGTTTTGGTCATTCTTCCTCCCATGATTGCAAGGCATCTTTTACTTCCTGCTCGGCAAAGGCAAGACCACTGAGTTCACCTACCAGTTGTCGATAAGACTCCATGCTTTTTGGATTTCCTTGCAGGATAGCTTCTTCCGTTAACTTGATACGATCCTGGACAGCTTTCAAGACTGCATATGCGAAAGTAGTCGGGTCTGCCAATTAGAAAGTACCCACGAAGCGTTTCCCTCGAACGGCACCCCCAGCGGCATACTTGATTGGATCCCGTTTCCCGTGGGCCATTCCACCGTGCATGTAGCCTAGCTCATCGACAATACCGCCATCTGCTCGTCTTTCTTTAGCACTAGCTCTTGCCCCCGCTATCGCATCGTCCACAGACATTGGAGGTTGGCCCACCTCATATCCAATGATATTGCCATCTTGGTCAGAAATTGGATAAATAACACCCCCGCCTACTTCATCTATATAGGCTTCCGCTTCTTCACGAGTGTCATATGTTACACCTTTGGGCATTAGTACACCTTCGTTTTCTTGGCGATACCGCCATCATTCATCTGAATGTACTCGTTCAGGAACACATCTTCCGTGGGCATAGGAGGGGGAGCGTTTCGCTCTATAAAATTGGCTACCCGTAAGTCATCACGGGGAGAAAGGGTAGCTCTGGGATTCCGAGCCAGCTTGTTTATGGAATCAATCGTTGCTCTGCTAGGCATCAGTACACCTTCGTTTTCTTGGCGATACCGCCATCGTTACGTTTCAAATAACCGGCACCAAAGTACCTCTTTGGCTCAAAACCACCAGTTCCGGGGTGAAGTCCTCCAGTTTGGAATCCTTCTAAATCGTTGGCCTTCTTAGCCTTGGCCATCAGACCTCCAGCTTCCTTCTTGGAGATGTCCATCTGGTCCGCCATCTGGGAAGTCAGGTTTCTTTTCATGACTTTACTCCGAATGTTTCACGTGAAACATTAAAACGTGCCTTCTCCGTCATTATCGTTGTAGTAACGACCACGGACCTGGGCTTGCGTTCCACGGATCAGCTTATGGCTTTTCCAATCCATCTCCGTGCGGCCCCATTCTACAGGAACATCTTCTGTCCCATAGGTCACGTCTATAGCACCGCCTTCCGCGAAACCACTGACGTTCTCAGCGAACTGCGCCCGTTTACGGGTGGTATCAGAGAAATCATCGGGGTTCGCCAGTACTTCTCTGGCATACGCTCCCGTGGACTTGTCCGCCCGTTTAGCTGCCGCGCTAAAGGAACCCACGGTTCCCTTTGCTTTCATGCGGTCAGTCGCTTTCTGAATCCATTTATCAGCCATCTTATTCTCCTCTTCCCCCGGCACCCATCTTCTCGATGCGTTCCAGATTT